ATGAAATAAATCAGTTGATGTTATAATATAGAAATTGTATTTACCAAAGGATACATGAAGATGATCTCCTATTTGGTTATCTATCTGTTCTAAAATGGTGTATAACCTATTTGAGATAGCTACGAAATAAAAATCTCTGGGTAGTCCATTATACCTCATAAATAATAAAGGATTAAGTTTATGATGTACTGCATCCCCTTTGCACTGATCCCAAAATTTATAAATATCACATTTCTCAAGGTATAACAAATGTTGGAAGTTGATTTCACAATAGGACTTACATTCTACAGAAAAAGGAAATTTACCCTCTTTGGTTATGCAAGTAATATCCCCAGAAGTATCGGGTCTTCCTTTCCAATGTAACCCCCCACTGCTTGGAACTCGAGCAAATTCCATATTAGCCCAAGTTTCCAAACATTTAGCAAGGTGTCTTTCTCCCCTACTCCCCTTAGCTTTTGAGTTTATAGCCATGATACTTAATTTATTTTAAATAGTAATTTCAATTACTAACAAGACACGTGTTAGCTCCATTCAATTTCAGGGTAATGGATTGGGAATTGAAGGGATTAAATGTATCTAAATGAGTTACAAGAAGTACATTTAAGTTTTGGGCTTTATCCACTATGATCTCGGTTATTTTATCAATACTGTTTTGGGCTAGACTTTCAAATACTTCATCCAAGAATAAAATGTTCATAGGTTTATTTTCAGAAAATATATCATTCTGAGCAAAGGCAATTATTATATTTACCAATTGGCCTTGACCCCCAGATAGGTCATTAAAGGGAATTTGTATATCCCCTTTATATAGGGTAACTATAATATCCTTACGACTTGAATCCATATCTACTTCTATCTTAGGATAGAATCCAATAAACTTTGAATAATTCTTAAGCTTTTTATTTATCCTATTTAATTGAGAGTCAAAGATAAATGCTTTTATTCCAGAATTAGAAAGGGGATTAGTACTCACCCATTTTAGGTTGTCTAGTTTAATTTGTAAATTGTTATAAGTAATCTTAATTGGTTTAAACTGTTTTTTAAGCTTGATTAAATCTTCTTTAATTTTAATACTTTTCTGGGTTACTACTGGGCTTTTTAGTTTCTCTAATCTAATCCTTAATTGGTTTATTTCTTTTTCCAGGTTATCTTTGGTTAGTTCCAATTTAAGGTATTTTTCTTTTTTCTTTTCCCAAATATTTGCCTTATCCAATAAATCCTTAGAATCCTTTAAATAATCCTCTTCTAACTTTGAAAGATCTTTTTTGCAATCCTTTAAAGTTTCTGCATCCTTATCATTTTGGGTTTGGGTTTCAGAAATTAATCTTTTAAGTTTTATAACCTTTTCAGTTTTCTCTCTTATTAATAAACTCCGTTCTCTAAGGGGTAATTTCTGACCACATTCTGGACATGTAGATTTATTAATTACTTCAATGGCTTTTTCTGATTCTTTGATACTTTCCTGTAAGCCTGCTATGGTATCTGGTTTACTCTCCAAAGAATCAATAACCCTATCGAAGGATCTTTTAGAATCCTGATAGGTTTTATTTAAAGTATTTAATCCCTTATTTAAGGTAGTTATCTTAATATTTATATCTAGCCCTTTCAGATCACTAAAATCATTTGAAGCTATAGAATATTCCTTTACTAACTTACTTTTCTTTTCCTCCAATTCTTTAATCTCAGATTGTTTAGATTTTTTATCCTCTTTCTCATAATCCTCTAATTCCTTTAAAGTTTCCTCTTTGCCTTTAATTTGAGTTTCAACTTCAATTTTTTGTTTCTCAGCTTCATCAAAAGCTTCTTTATACTTCTTTATATCCCTATCTACCTTTTCTTTTATAGTATTAATAAAATTAACTTCAAAAAGTTCCTCCAAGATTAATTTTTTGGTCTTTCCATCTTCTTCTACAAAACGATTTAGCTTCTGCCCGAAGGTTACAGAATTTTTGAATAAAGTATAGGACATTCCTAATAATTTTTCAAGATACATTTGAGTTTCTCTCTTCCCCCCAATATGCAATTCCTTTACTCCTTCTTTTATGAATAACCCACTTTTCCCTCTTCTACCAAATACATCTCCCTTATAATCTATACACCTAACTACTTTATAGACCTTACCATCTTTCTCAAATATATTTTCTACCTTAGTACCCTGAAAATTTTGGGGTTGTTCATGTTCCCAAGTCTGAACAGAAGCTTTTTCTTTTAAGGTTTCTCCAAACCAGGCCCAGCAAAGGGCATTGATTAATGTAGTTTTACCCACTCCATTTTCCCCCTTAATAATAACCAACCCCTTATCCTTGAATATAAATGAAAAAGGGGTTATGAAACTTCCAAACCCCTCTACCATAACTTTTTTAACTTTTATCATATTAAACCTTTCTCAAATAGCGATTTTTTATAAGCCCTGTGGTCCATTTGATTTAACCTATTCATATCGGAATCAGGATGTCTTTTCCAAACTTTCTTTACTTTATATTTTTCAGGATCAATTATCCTTTGAATGGTTCTTTTACTGACCTTAAACTGATTAGCAATTTTATCATAGGATAAGCCATCAACCCTAAGAGATACAATTTTAACTCTAGCCTCTTCCTGTAACTTAACCCTTTTATCCAATTCCCTGGGAATATGAATTTTCTCCCAATCATAAGCCATTGTTATTTGGGGATTAATATATAAACCAAAGTAAATAAACCCCCACAGATACACATACAAACCAAAAAGCTTGACCGAAGAGTTTGATCTCTAAAATCATCCCTAAATTCCGAGGTATTGTTATATACTGTTATTATTAACCCTATAACCCCCAAAATTAACCAAATGAATAAACCAATTATTTCCATATTATCCTAAGTATTTTAACATTATTGACTCTTTCACTTTATTAATACTATGCAACTCACAGTATTTCTGTATTATAGATTTTTTCTTATCATAAGAATCAAAGGTCTCATAAGTACCCTCTTCCATAGATTTTTCTTCCAATTCATCAATTTTAACCCAGTAGTTTCCATCCTCTTCCTTTTCATCCTCTGAAACATAAAACTTATATTCCGGGTATCCTTCTAATCTTGCAAATTCTATGGATAGATCCTCATAAATAATCCAGTAACCCAATTTAGCATTTATATCAGATATCCTATATTGTAAAGGAGCCCCCAATTGAATTACCTTTTTACTTAAAGGCATTGGCTTATGTATGTGCCCACATAACACTAAATCAAAACCCTCAAAAAACTTACCCATATCCGTTACGCCTTCTACTAAAGGAGTATAATCCCTCCCATCATTGTCCTTAGCTCCTGGTAAGATGGTATGGATCATTAAAATTCTTTTCTTATTCCCTTTTGGAGTAATTGCCTTTAACCTTTTTAGTTCAACCTCCATTTCATTGTTATCATCCAGAAAAGGGATACCAAATAAGTTATATTCTCCAAGCATTGTAAATTCCCAATCTAAACAACAAAACTTAGGACAGATCAAATCAAATACATTCAGATAAGAGTTAGCGGGGTTTAACCTACTATTGAACTTATCCAAGTCATGATTACCAGATATTGCATAAAAATTCTGGCCCTTTCCTGTAAACCTATCATATAAAGTAGGAAAGGTTTTATTAATAATGTTATTTGAAAGCTGTTTATCGGTATGAAATAAATCCCCACAAAATAAGATAGGAACTTTTAATTCTTCTGATTTATCCTCAATCTCAGTTAAAACTTCTAACTGAGTTTTTAACCTTTTATCATCCTGATTAAATTGTTTCCAATCGTTAAGATGTAAATCACTAAAAGCTATGGCTATAGGTTTCATATTTCTTTAATTTCTGTGTGTATTCCATCATCAACTGCTTTATAATGCTTATTAGGATGGTTTCCCTCAATAAATTCTACCATTGCTAAATTTGCAATATCAACCAATATTTCGTCATTTCCTGTTTCTTGATATAATTTAGCCTTTTGAATAATGGAATTTACCGAATTAAATTTGGGTTTATCCTTTAATCCAAAAATCCCATATCTAAAAGCCCCCATTATTAACCTATTCCTCATTAAACTTTCAAATTCATTACTCCATTGAGTTTCCTTTAAAATTTCCAAATCGGGGACATTTTCTAATAATTCAATTTCTTTCATCCCACATGTCCGTCTCCAAAGATTATCCAGAAAAGGAACTAATGAAGGGTCTCTATTCATTTATTCAAATTTGTAAAAGGCATTAAAAATTGGGGCTCTTGGAATTTATTAAGGTCGTACCTTGTACAAATTTTTCTAAACTCTATTTTATCTTCCTTAGGTTTATTAATGGTGGGGGTAAAATGTTGCATATATTTTAAATTATAGTATTTTAAATTTATTAATAACCTATTCAAGTTATAGGTAGCTTCTAGCTTAGTTTTATCTAACTTCTTATAACTACTTGAGTTTTTATCTACTAGATAATCTTTTATGCTCCCCCATTGATTTAAAAAATCTCTAATCCTTTTGTCTCCCATCCCTGGATAGCCTGGGATTTTATCTGACTTATCACCATCAAGGATTAAATAATCCAGATATTGGGCAGGGGTCATTCCAAAGGTACTTTGAAAGTTATCAGTAGTTATATGTAGATCCTTGAAAGGGTTAAAGATCGAAAGGTTTTCAGAAACTAGGGGATTAAAATCCTTATCAGCTGAAAGGATTACTATTTTTTGTTCCCTAAATTTCCTTGTTAACCAATAAATTATATCATCAGCTTCATAACCCTCTTCCTTTATTGAGTAGCAATTAAATAACCTTATAAAATTGATTATTACTTCCTTCTGGTTTTGGAATCCTTCAGCGTCAAATCCTAATTTCTTTTCTCTTACCCTATAAGTGGGTAAAGCTTTTCTCCTTATTTCAGAAGACCTACTATCAAATACACAATAAACCTCTTTAGGGTGAAAGGTAGAAATAGCTTTTCTTAACACATAAGGAAACCCAAATATTATTCCTGTAGGTTCCCTTTTATGGTTGGTTAGATTGGTGAATTTATAATAAGCCCTATATATTAAATTATCACCGTCGCAAATTAATATAGGCCTATTCTTCTGTATCTCCTGATTCATCCTCGTGGCGTTTAAAGGTTTTAGATTTAACAGGAAATTTATTATAAGTTAAGGCTTCTATTTTCTTTCGGGTTTTGGAAATAGTATTAATATTAGAAGATTTTAAAATTCTACCCCGAATGCCCGCATTATCATCATCAGCCAGAAAATAATCAGCAGACTCTAAACTTTTTCCTATGCTTATACCCTCGAAAGTAAAACTTCCTTTTTCAGAAGTCCTATTAAGGATTCTTTCTCTATATAGAATATCCGTTAATCCCTTGTACCTATTAAAGCCTACTTCGTAGTCCGGGGTTTCCTGGAAATATATTTCTGCCCCTTTAATCGTAGGCCTTGAAGGAGCCACCTTATTTTTCTTTACCCTTATGCTTACTTCTCTACCTACTGGAATTTCAACCCCTCTTCTTTTTACCTTAATGGGTTTACTACCGTAGAAACCAATTCTGATACTTGCAAAGAACCGCATTGCTTTCCCTGCGGGCGTAGTTTCGGGATCCTGAAACATCCCTGCTTTAACATTGTCCCTAAGTTGGTTAATATAAACTGACGTAATACCCAAATCTGAAAGCATTTGATTCCTAATTCTAACCATTTTATATAATGCTTTAGCTCTATTTCCCATTTCGGCTTTTTCATCTACCTGTTTAGCATTAATATTTGCAGAACAATCCAAAGCGGCTACTGAGTCACATACAAATAAAATGGGTTCATTATTTACCAAAAGACTTCTTACGGCTAATGCACTTTCTGCTAACCAATCCGATACTTCTTCGATTAAAGTACTGTTACTGATAAGTATCTTGGTTAGATCTAAGCCATTCTTTTCTGCCCATTCAAAAGTAAAAGCCTGTTCAGCATCATCCCATATAACCATTCCCCCTAAAGTAATAGTTGCCCTTGCTAAATCAATAGCGGATAGAGTTTTACCCGAGCTTTCAGCCCCAAATACTTCCATTATTTTACCATAGGGAACTCCACCCCCTAATTGGTAATTATAAGCAAGGAATGAGGAAGGTATCCAAATAATATCATCGGGTAATGCAACTATTTCAGAAGCTAAACCTGTTCCCGGAAAATTCTTAGACAAATTAGCCAAAGAAAGGACTTTATCTACCATCTTTGGCTTTACTTTTTTCTTAATCATTTTACTTCTTCTTAAGGATGATTACTTTCTTAGGGGCTACTATAGGTTTTTTACCAAAAGTTTCCTTAACAATTTGCTTAGAAACCTTATCCTCTTTATCTTCGCCTTCGAGTTTATTGCTTAAAAACTCATCCAGAATCTCTTCAGTTTCTTCATAAGTAGGAATTATTTTTTCAAGCATTTCCTCCAAATCAACCGGCTTTCTCCATTCCGCAGGAGCTGGAGTATTTTTACAGGGGGACATTGAATACTCTGTATCATATTGACCCTTACCTACCCTTGTAATTTTAATATCATAACCATTTAAAGGATCGGTCATATCTCCCCACTCATTCTCATCAAGATAATGATTGATGATTTCACCATATAAATCCCCAGTTATCTGAAGTAATTTACCCGATTGCTCTTTATCAACCTCTTTCCCATTCATATCCTTATATACTAATACAGGGATTAAATACTTATGTTTAGGAACTAATTTCTTTGCAAATTCCTTATCATCTTTATCCTTTGAATCTTTAAGCTCTTGGTATTTTTCCATAAGAGCACAGGGTTTATTAAGGGTTGCAGGAGAATAGATACCCTTTAATTTTTCATTCAAATAAAATTGAGTTACTTCTGTAGCAAAGTCATTTTCTTTCCCTACAGGAAGTATTCTTACTCGTAATGTACCCTCTTTAATGAAGATTACATTACCTTTTTTACCCCGAGATGCTAAATCCTTTTTCTGTTTAGCTAATCTCTGTTTTAATGATTCTGACATAATTTATTGGTTTAAGTTTATAATTAATTTCCGACCCTAAGATTAGAACTGAGAGTTTGCAATAAATCTTTCCTTTGTTCAAATGACCTTACACAAGTATCCAGTATTCCTACCTCTTCCTTTAACCTATTTACTTCCTTAGTTACTTCAACATAATCGTCATGTTTTAAAGCATACTGTTTAGCCTGATCATCATTAAATACCCTACCTGTGTTTTGGTTAGTGGTTCCCTTTTTTGCAGAGAATAACCTTCCATACACCCTATCAGCTTCGACCAATTTATCGGAATATGTCCTTAAAACCTTTTTATGTAAAAGGGAAAGAAAAGCATAAGAACTAGGTTGCTCCTTTAATTCATAGTTAATTCTCTCTTCAGTTATTTGCAATTCCTTAAAAAGATTAAAATTGAATTTCTCATTACCATACTTTATAGTAATATTCATTAATTGTGAATTTTTACTATAATCCTTTATTATACCCATTTCTTATATTATATTTATTATTAATAGTAATCCCTATTCCTTAATAAACTTACTTGCTAATTCACAACGTTTTGCTAAATCAGTTCCAGTAATTGTTAGCCCTTGTACATTGAACATAACTGTAAAATATTCCTTTATAACAAAACTAAAGGTATTATCCACTAATTGTTGATAAACTATATTAGGAACTCTTGACCCATTGTCTATAATGGGAATACCGGTTTGTACAAAAATGATTTTATCAATATACTGCATTGCATCCTGACAAGCCCCGATAAACCTTTGGCAATCCTCTTCATTTTGATTATGAGAACACTGCAATAAGAAATAAGATAAGTTATCAACAGGACTTCTGTCAATAATGCAGTTATGTTCCTTAATTTCGGATAGTTTCTTTAAAATCCCCGTTCGAGCTCTAAGTATTTCAATTTGAAACTCCAATCCAAATTGGGGATTAGCATTGGAAAGTTGAATAACCTCCTTATGTCCAGCTTTTTTCCAACCATACTCATCCTGTAAGTAATTTTGAGTAGCTTCTGGAATTATTAATCCCGCAGATTGTTCAAAAAAACCTATCTCTAAATTTTTAGCTAACCATTTTGCTAAGGTGGTCTTTCCAGACCCACTAGCACCACATATTGCAATTACCATAATTTATATCATTTAATGTTACTAGATTAATTATTTTGATTCTAATTCTTTTAAAAATTTAACATAATCAACTCCTTCTTTATATTCATGTAAACCCCCCCAGTTTTTACCTGCATCTACAGAGTTTTTCATTTTTACCAGTTTCATCTCAAACTTAAAATATTTCATCAAATCTATACCCATCCCAATCTTTAGAAGGATTGGATAAGCAGGATGAATATTTTGGGGACTAACATAATAACCCTGAGAGTCATGTACTGTTAGGATTAATTGATTAAAATCCAAGGGTAGTAAACCCCTAAGTTCGTATTCCCTAATGGTATTACAGGAATAAGTGGTAAAATCTGCAGATCCCCCTTGAGTTTGGGAATTTACTGATTGTCTTTCAGCTTCGGCTACTTTCCAAAACTCATTGGCATAAATTTGAGGTAATCTTCGCTTCCTTCCAAAAATGTTTTCTACATATCCAAACTTATGTACCTTTTTATGTTGTAATTTAATCCATTTAGCAACTGTGGGAAAAGTCTTTAACCAATTATCCAAAAATTCCTGAGCTTCATCCTCACTTACCTTTACCCCGGTAGCAGCAGTTAATCCTTCGGATAATTTGTATTTGGTCTGTCCATATAGTATCCCAAAATTTACCGTTTTTGCTTTTTTCTTTTGTTTATTCCATTTCTTATAATCGGGGTGAGTTTCATCCTTAGTTATAGGATAAATATCTTCATACTCTACCTTATTCATTAAAGCTGCAGTAGCAACGTGCATACTGTAACCTTGATTAAACCACTTGATCATTACCTGTTCCTTAGCAAGTTCAGCAACTATCCTTAACTCGGCTTGAGAATAGTCCATTTCCAAGAAAAACTTTCCTTTAGGAGCATAATATAAACGTCTAATGTCGGGATTAGTTAATACCCTGGGGATTTGTTGCATAGGCCCTGAGTTGTGGTTCACAAAGCCATTTGCAATGTAGCTATGATCATTCTCCACTTCTATATCATAGACAGTTTTAATCCCGATTGGCCTGATTGATTTTATTTTTAAAGGTTTTAACATAATCTTGATGCAACCGTTTTATTATTCCGTATTCGGATTACTTGTTTCTTACTAATTTCAAATTTATTACATATATCAATCATTCTTGTCCCCTTTTTAAGTTCCTCTTTTATTTTTTTACAAATATCAATCCCATATTTAAAAGAGCTATTTCTTTCTAAAATAGGACTATTTTGTCTTCCTTCCTCAACCATTTGAGTAGAATTATCCTGATGAGTTCCCCATTTTAAATTACTGAAATGATTGTTTATCTTATTGTTATCCTTATGCAATACTATGGGTAAATTTTTGGGATTAGGAATAAACAATTCTGCTACTAATCGATTAACTTTAAAATTTTTCTTTTTTCCTGTATTATTTCTTAAACCCACCCTTCTATAACCCCGAGTAATTCTATAAATCATTTCTTTAGGTTCAGAAAAAGACTTACCTTGACCCCCTTTTACTTTAAGAGTAAAAACCTTTCCTTCTTCCGAAACTAAGTAACCTGGATAATTAGGGATTTCTTTCATCATAAAAAATTTCTAAATTTTGGTTATTAATTTCTCTTAAAGTTTTCCAACCTAAGGGGGTCAAAAATTGATGATTCATTGTACAATCAATAGTTTTACCATTTTCAAGTTCAACCCTAAACATTTCTTCTTTACCCTTATTAATACTTGTTAAAATCTTTTGATACTTTCCTGTAGGGGTTAATATTTTAATCTCTTCCTGTAAAATTTGTAGTGCCTCTCGATTAGGACAAATATCCTTTATTCTAATATCCCCTATATTACATGGGAGTATAGTCTCGCCCCCTATACAATATCTTCCAGTTTTCGTGCCATGAATTAAATAACCGGGATATCTCTTACCCTCATATAATTCGGCTTTTACATTTACCAGATACGTAGAAGTTAACTTCTCTAAACCTCTAAACTCCAATAAAGCATTTATAAATCCCCCATCCTCTTCCTTTAAAGCTAATTTCTTTAAAGTTTCTTCATCCGTAGAAAAACTTCCCGAGTCATTAGTTTTAATGGGGTCTAATTCCAAACCCATTGGAGAACTAAAGAAAAACTCAGCCATTTGTTTAGGACTACTAAAATTAACAGGTTCAATGATCTTTAATTCCTTTTTAGTAGTAAATTCCCCTGCTTGGATTTTAGCAATTTTACTTTCATTACTTAAGGATTCAATATACTTTTCTTTCCGTTCTTCAATTAACCATTTCTCAAACCTTCTTAGTAATTTATGATTCCTTAATTTCTTTTCTTCAGATTTTGAAAGGGCTTGGTATTTTATAATTAGTTCATCCAATAACTTTTCATCTACTAAAGTACCGTGCCATTCCATATTAGTTACAGTCCTTAGTGCAATACAAACTAAATTCCTATATAACCTGTACAGTTTAGGCATTCCTAATAGTTTACCCTCAAACCACAAAGCCAATCTTAAGGTGAGATCACTGTCCAAGCCATTATATTTAGCCGAAACCTCTAAAGGCATTTCATTATGTTTCTTACCCTTTACAGCATCTTCGTAACCCCCAAATTCTGGAAGATACTTGGTTACCATAGATTTTAAATCATGAGGTCGTTCTTCATCCAATAGATGTTTCATTAACATTGCATCAAATACTCGGCCTCTGAATTTAATCCCATAATTAAATAACCACTTATACTCAAACTTAAGGTTCCATCCTATTTTAATTACATCCTTATCCTCTATTAATTGCTTTCCTAATTTTTTAAGGATTTGAGGGTAAGTTTTAATAAAAGGGGACTCGGGATGTCCTAAAGGAATAATATATGAGGATCCTGGTTGAAAGCTTATAGATATAGAGGTAGGGTATTCTGAAGGTAAATAAAAACAAACCCCTGTGGTTTCAAAATCCATACTACAATAACCAGTTTGTTTACAATATTGAATTAAGGTATCTATTTCCTTTTCTGTTTGTATTATTTTATGAACTGACTTCATAATTCTAGGGTAGTGGTAAGTTTTTGAATTTCTATATCCTTATCAATTACTTTCTGTATTTCAAAGTTATGATGGATTAATTTATCTTTTTCTAATTGATCCATCAATTTTAGGGTATTTTCTCTTTTCCTAATTCCTTCTAATTGATCTTTCCCATACTCAGTATTACCCTTATGAATATTAATGTAGGTCTCAATTATAGCTTTATACTCCCTATTAGTAAAATTCATAAAATGGGTAGTACCTATACCCCCATCATTTAAAACCTGTAATCCCTCAATTTTATCATAGGCTTCCTCATAAATTACGCATTTAATCCCGGATTGGATTATTATTTTTGCACAATTAACACAAGGAGTTAGAGAACAGTATAAAGTTGATCCCTTTAAACTTATCCCCTCTTTAGCGGCAAAGGCTATAGCATTTAATTCGGCATGTACTGCATTGGGACAAACAGACTTATCATTACAGTTTTCAGAGGTGCAATGAGGTAATCCTTTGGGTGACCCATTATAACCAGTGGATATTATCCTATCATCCAATGTAATTACACATCCAATATGTCTTTTTAAACATGTAGACCTTTGAGATATTATCTTACATATCTCAAGGTACATTTCATCTCTACTTATTCGGCTCATTATTTTGTGTTTTAATTCTATTCAATCGTTCATCTAAATGGGTCTGTATTAAATCCTTATTATAATATTCTTCTAAAGCCTCTAAGAAAATATGAACATGAGCAATCTCCTGACAAATGTCTGCTTCGGTAACTAATTCATCCCCATTAATAACTTTGATTAATAATTGATTTAATTCTGAACTTTCTTCGATGAACTTGAGTTTTTGGTAAGTAAAACCCCTTTTTTCTCCCTGTTCAAAGATAATAAGTCCATCATGATCATTTAATTCTATCATATTATTCCTTTCCCTAAAAGTGAAATTCCATTTAATAAAATATCCCAATCCTTTTTATAACAATGCAATGAAGTTATATTATGGTAAAGGTAACCCATTTGATAACCCGTTTTCTCTGCAATGAATTTTCCCAATTCCCAAGCTAACCAAACATCATTACCTAAATGAGCTACTACATCAGCGCTTCTTTGGTTATATACAATATGCAATTGTTCCCCCCTTATTAATATCTGATAATATACCGAACAGGGAATTCTTTTCTTACCCCCTATATTACAGATATCGGATTTATCCCAAATTGAAAGGATTAATTGTCGGGAATCAGGATTCTTTTTAATCTCTTCAATTACCCTGTATAAAGTATCGAACCTACTTAGCCTTTCAGAATAGGTATAGTCAAATTTCCCATCCACTAAAAAGGGTACCCAAAGCTCTTCCCTAATTTTATAGGCTTCTCCGGGGTTAACTGAAAAACTTACATACTCATAGTATTTATTAGGGAAGCTATGAATCCTTTCCTTAAATTCTTCCTTAACCCATTGTTGACTTCTCTTATCAAAAAGAAATAAGAAATCCTCATCATCCCTGCTTTCAAGGCAATATTGATAATTAATAATTTCCTTAGTTTCAAAATTATCATCTTGAGATACATCCTTATTTTGCATTGACTTAGGATGTACTAAATGACCCATTTCCCAAATTTCCCTAAAAATCTCGGACATTAATTGATAGGTGTTAGCATAAATCCTCATTATGTCTAGTATTTAGTTTATATATAATTGAATAGTTACTAATTAATTACCAAATTCTTGGCTAGTAAAGGGGTTTTGTTGCCTGTTTTTTGCAAGGAGCGTACTGCACGTTGGTGCAATTTATATTTGATGGTGGTGATATCAATAGTACGATATTTTTCCAATATAGAAATTACCTTCATTAGCCAAGGTTGTTTTAAAGGATCAATATTTTTATTTTTTATTACTTCACTAATGGGTTTATGAATGTCATACATTACCGATGTTTCAGCAGCTGTGTACATTTGAGGTAAATACAATTTTAATCCCAAGTCTACTGTAGGCCCATAAACATATTCCCCCAATCTTTGAAGTAGAAGTAAATCTAAAGGTAACCTCTTAACCACTTCAGAAGATCTCAAAGTTGCAATAATCATTGGACGTATATTCCCTTTCCTTTTTACAAAGGTTGCATTTAATAAACATCCTTTACCCCCAATGTGAGAATTAGCAAAGAT